GCCATTTTTTTATAGTTTTAAATGGTTAATAATTATTTTCGCTTACGCATTTTTAACTTTAACGAATCTGTTGTATCGCCTAACACTTTAAACTTAAAACCACCTACGGTAGTTTCTCCTTGGGTTTGTCTAGGATTAACTTGTATGTTTTTATCTCTAGCAACCGTTTCTTTTATAGCATCGGCCTTGCCTTGCTCGTAAAAGTGTTGGGCAATTACATCTGGATTCATCGCTGTGTAAATGCTCTTGTGATAACTGTGAGCGTCGTTTATGACATTATTTTCATTTAAAAACTTTTTAAAGAAGTTATTGGCGTCACTTTGCGTCTCTTTAACTTGAGCAAGATCATTGATGTTTAATCTAAACCTTTTTTCGCCAACATTATATTCAAAACCTTTGAAGTCTTTGTTGAACACTTGGTTAGTTTTATTTAAAAACACCTTATGATTTTTTTCAGTTTGCTCTTGTTCCGAGTTATACCTGTTGAAGAAGTCCATAGCTTTCTGTTGCTCAGGTGTTAACCTTTTGTCTCTTGCTTTGATCTCTTCATAATACTTAGACTTTTGCCCGTCTAAATAGGCTTTAGCCTCAGCAACTTGCTCTTTTAAGGCTAATTTCTTTCTACGCACATCTACCTCTTCGTCTACTTCTTCGTCATACTTAAAATTATCTTCAAGTAAGAAGTTTATTTCGTCATAGGTTAAATGTGGTTTTGTCTTTTTATAATACTCTATTAAAGCATCTTGACCATCTAGCTCGTCAACATTTCTGTTTAAAGCTACATAATCATTTATATCTCCACCTGTTTCTTCCATAAACTGCATTAGTTTTTGAATGTTTTCAGGTAGCTCTGCCGTTTCGTTTACTTCTTCAACTTCAGCAACGGGTTGCTCAGCTTGAACGGTCTCTTCCCCTTGTGGTATTTCTTCAACCACTTCTTGTAAAGCTGGGGCTTGTTCATCTGCAACCACGTCTGTTGTTTCTTGCTCTTGATCGGCATTGTCTTCTTTTTTAGTTAAATCAACTTTAGTTACCTCTTCTCCTACAGGTTTAGTTAAATCAACTTTAACTACATCTTCTGTAAGTTTTTTACTAGGTCTACGTTTTTTAACTTTAATCTTTTCAACCTTTTCATCTACGACAGGTTGTTCTGTTTTTGTAGTTTCTTCAACTACATTGTTGTTTTCTTCCATAATATAATATAATTAGTTACCTACTTGTGGATTAAACTTATCTAATCCTACTCCACCCCCGAGTATATCATTACCCGAAGACTCAAACTTTTTACTTGTTTCTTGCGGCGGTTTACTTTCACCGGCGGCCATGCTTGGCGCGTTTAACTTTTGGTTAAGGTCAAACTCAAATTGCATTAGTTCTTTTTTCAAAGCAACTTCTTGCTGCAAATAGTTTATTTTATTTTGTGATCTAGTATTTTCTAGCTCACTATCAAACTTCATTTTCTGTTGATTCTTTTGCATTTCAGCTTGAGCAGCAGCTTGCTGCGCTTGACCTTGAGCAGCGGCTTGAGCTTTCATATTCTCTTGCTCTCTCTTTTGATCGCGTTCAGCTTTCTGTCTTCTCTTAAGTTTTAGCAGCTGATTAGCTAGTTTAATGTTTTTTACTTCTCTAAGATCAATAGCATCTTCAAGATCTATAAGTTGTTGCGTTAAAGCTGTTGTTATATTGTTTTCTAAAAATTGTTTTTCTTCTTCGTCTGGCTCCATCTCTAAAAATATACCAAAGTCATATAAATATAACTCTGACATTTCAGTTAGCGTAGCTACATTATGAGCGCCTATAGCTTGTATGAAAGCGTTTTTAGTAGGAGAGTATTCTATAATATCTGATATTCTCAAAGACACTTGCTCTGCAACTTCACCTGTTAAATACATTGACGCTAACATTATATGTCTAGTTGCCACGTTTGAATTAGCGGCAGCTAGCTTCTGTATACCAACCAATGACTTAGGATCAGGAACACTAGCGTCTCTAGCTTCGTTTAATCCGGTTACATCACGAATCATTTGCAGATAATAGTTGTAATTACCTATCAACGCCTGCATCTTATTACCAGCGCCTTGACCGTTAGATATTTCTTTTATAGGCACAGCGCCAGTATTTGGATCACCATCTGCATTTAATGATCTACCAATAACACTACCTGTTTGGAAAAACATATTTAAAGCTTCTTGTGGATTGTATGCTGTTCCATTGCCAAGGTCTACTTCAGATATACCATCAGCATCTAAGTACACACCGTCAGGTGTCATACGTGACATAACCTGCTGTAGCTTTAAGTGTGTAAGCTGTATCATGTCTGCAAAACCAGTTATACGACTCACTAAGCTTTCAATTCTACCATTGTACATTCTGGGAGCTACGATACTATAGTTCATTTTAACTTTGTTAAAATCACTTTTATCTCTGATCATATTTCTAGCCATCTCCCATTTTAGCAGCTTATCTGTGCCTAGCACTATAGCTCCTTCAAAAACAACCTCTACAATTCTAGCTGCTTTACTAAAATTAGCTTGTCTGTCGGCTGGTGGATTAAAGTTATCATCTTTTCTTATAGCTTTTTCAGTACCAGCTGATGTTTCTTTTATTTTATAAACATCGTTCATATACGTTTTATAATTAAAGTACAGTATTTGAACTTTGTTTTTATCGTTAACTTCTCTGTATGTATATCTACCGCTAGGTCTTTTAGCGGAAGAGTTAATGTCTTTTAAATCCTCTTGTGTTAAATGTGGAAACTGTCTAACAACTTCATTTATAGGTATTGTTTTAACTTCACCTACGTAATATATATCTTCAAACTCTGGAGACTCTGTGTGTGAATAAACTACGTTAGCTGGATCTACATACTCTACATTTACACCTTCGCTAAAATTAAAGTTAGTTTTAACACAACCTATACCTAATACAGTTATGTCTTCTATAAGTCTTTTTCTAATTAAATCATAGTTGTTACCTTTAAGCAAAACTTCAATAGCTTGCTCGTTAGCTATTTCAGCGGCTTGCTTATAGTTCAACTGCATGTGCAGCTGCAACTCTTCTTCAGAACCTGGTATTTCAGTATCTTTGTTTTCGTTTAAATTAGCGTTAAACAACGCAGCTGCTTTATCGTTAAAAGCTTTTGCTTGCATGTCTCTTAATAGAGACTCCATGTATTCTGTTCTTTTATTAACGCCGTACTGATCTTGAGAGTGGCATTTAATATTGTAGGATCTACTAGTTAAACCGTTAACAACTATATCTACGAATTTAGGAATTATAGGAACTGGCTTCCAGTCTAAGTTTAAATAGCTTAAGTCACCATTTATTGATAACTCGTCTTTATATTTTTGTATTGGTTGCTCACCTCTAGCGTAAAGTCTTAGTCTATGATAAACGCTTGTATTATCTAAATATTTACCAGCGTTATTACCTTGAAACCACTCTTGCTCTATAGCTCTTGCAACTTCCAAGCCATAGCTACTACTAAGCTTTTCTAGGTCACTAACTACCTGAGATGGAAAATTAACATGTACTGACTCAGTCATATTTAATTGTTTATTATTCTCGAAGAATATCCGTTGTTATTATACTTTGAAATTTTAAGGTTTATAGGTTTTATTTCTTTTTCAAACTTAGGTGTGTACAAGTGCCTGTTGCAGGCCATTATAGCTAAACCACTACTTATAGAGGCATCATGTTTAGTTCTTTTGTTTATATCAAACTTAGACCAATCATTTAAGGTTTCGTTAAAATACATAGTGCCATAGTTGCCATCACCTAGATGTCCTACAAAATTGTTTATATACATCTCAATAGCCGCAGCGTGTGCTTGCTTTATATCTTCACTAGAGTTTGGTATACCACCTATTTCTTTTTCAGTAACAGACAACTTATTCCAAACCTTATCTGGTCTATTCATACTAAAACCTCTATAGCCTCTACGCTTAAAATGATATAGTAATCTTGGTTTGTTATTCTCTGCGAGTAACGGCATACCATAAAATACGCAAGCCATTAGTATATCTTCAAAAAATATTTCAGCGGTTTGTGGTCTTGCTATGTATTCTAAAAAAAATGAACTAGGTGGAGCATCTTCCATGCTAAACTTAGTTAATCCATGAAGAGATCCGTTGGATCCTCTACCATCAACAGTACCACTAATATCATAACTATCGCAGCCAAAAGCGCCAATATGCTCGTTACCTGGGTACTTAACTCCATTTTTTATCAATACTTTATTTTGAAGTCTTGCAGGTGGAACCCAACTTATTTTAAACCTACCGTTTAAGTCTGGATTAAAAACAACTTGAGTATCTTTAATACCGTTGACCCAGCTAAAGCTGCCAGTAGTAACGTGTGTGTTATGTCTGCTTCCTTCGTTATAATCTATTTGCTCGTAAATCTTAATTAGATTAAACAAGCTGTTTTTTGTTTCATCTCTAAACGCATGCTCAGTAGTTCTTGGAAACTGTCTGTAATATTCGTTTAATGCATCTTGATCATCTTTTAATCCTTCAGCTTCATTCTCCCAGTGATTTATTACACC